CTTCACGCCGGTCACGGTGCCATACTGCGATTTAATCAAAGTCTGGGTTACGGAATCCCACAGCTGGCTCATCGGAGGCAACTGCTTGACAAGCATGACAGGAGTTCCGGCGGTGATGCCACTGATCGGGATACGGGCGATCGGAATCCATACGGTGCCGGAATTGTTCAGGATACTACCCGACGGTACCGTGGGGTCAGCCGCCGTGCCACTGGTGGCGGTGCCCTTCAGCACCGCGAGCGCGATCGTTTCGATGTTGTTCGAGTCTCGCGTGTATTTCACGCAGATTAGGTCGTTGCGGTTCTGTCCTGTGACTCCGCTTTCGATGGTGACGGTTTCCGCCGCGGTGACGCGTGCGTATCGTCCTTCGATCACAAGGTTGAGGACCGGGATGAGCGCTTTGTTTGCTGACTGCATGGTCACGGCGGGGAATTTGCCGTCGCTGCCTTGCAGCAGGTAGTTGCCGTTTCCGACCAGTCCGGCCTGCATGGCTCCTTGGTCGCTGGATGTGATGTGCGGAGCGCCGGCCTTGCCGGTGATGAGATTCATGGTCATGGTCATTCCTTCCTATCTGTTGTGTTGTTGAGGTATGCGGCGTAGGCGGCGTCCTGCGTGGCTGCCAGCGCTTTGAACGTCTGCCAGCATGCGGTACAGACGAGCGCGCCCTGTGCGACTCCGTCGACGGTGGTGTGGGTGATGTCGTGCCAGTCGCTGGAGGTGCGTGGGTCACCGTCGGCGAGGTATGCGGAGGCGTGGCATCGGTCGCAGGTGTATCTGGTGATGTTCGTGGTTCGTTCCATTGATGTTCCTTTCTCTTTCAGGCTGTGCGCTGGTAGATGTGTCCCGGAAGCGTCGTGCCGCATTCCTTCCAAGTGCCTCCGTAGGTTGTTCCCGGATTGGCTGTGGAAGTGGTCCAGTAAAGGGAGCCCACGGGGTGGGCGGCGATGAATGCCTGGCTCACGCTCATGCCGTTGTCTCCCTTGTCACCCTTCGGCCCTTTGGGCACGACACAGCTACCGACGTCTTTGACAGTCACATCGCTACCGTTGATGGCGGTGACCTGCCAGAACCCAAGTTCAAGACCATCTGCGAATTGATATTGGTCAAAAATGGTGTCTCCGACCTGCAGGTTTCCATTTGGCTGAATACCAGATAGGGCAATTTTTCTCACTTCTCCGCCCGCACCCGAACCGTTGATGTCGCCATTGAATTTCCGTAGGCTCAGTCCTCGTGGCCCAGTGGCTCCCGTTGGACCCTTCGCCCCGGTGGCGCCGGTCGCTCCGGTGGCCCCGGTCGGGCCTTGCGGTCCTTGCACTCCCTGCTTGCCTTGCGGTCCGGTATCGCCCTTGGGGCCTTTGACATTGCCGAGCAGAATCTTCGTCATGCGTGCTCCTTATTTTCCGTCGTTGATCGTGTAGTACAGGTCTCCCGTCGTCGGATCGTAGGAGACGGGAGCTTCTGACGCGGTGGCCGTGTCCGCGTATACGGCGTACAGGTCTCCGTTCGGATCGACCTGCAGCGTGAAGAATCCTGATGCGGGTGCCGTCACGCCGCTGGCGCCCTGCGGGCCGGACGGCCCCTGTGGACCCTGCAGTCCCTGAACGCCCTGCGCTCCTTGCTTGCCTTGCGGGCCGGTGGCCCCGGTATCGCCCTTGTCGCCTTTGGGGCCTTTGATGTTGCCGATCAATAGTCGCGCCATGTGTCACCTTTCCGGGATGTCCACGTACAGGTTCCCGCTCTCGGAGTCCCAGACGAACGAGGGTGGGTTCGTGTTGTCCGGATAGTTCACGTACAGGTCGCCGTCGCCTTCCATGCTGAGCGTGAAGAAGCCGTTCGAGGGGGCGGATACGCCGCTGTCGCCCTTGTCACCCTTCTCCCCTTGCGGACCCTGGATGCCTTGGGAACCTTGGATGCCTTGTCTGCCTTGGGGGCCGGTCGCTCCCTGTGGACCCGTGGGACCCTGCGGACCTGTGGAACCCGTCGGGCCTTGCGGTCCCGCCGCGCCGATCGCGCCGGCATCACCCTTATCGCCTTTCTCGCCGCGTATCCCCTGCAGTCCCTGCGGGCCTTCGGGACCGGCGACGCCTTGCGGCCCTCGCTCCCCGGTCGCTCCTTCCTCTCCCCGAGGACCGGTGGGTCCGGTCGCTCCGGTGGCCCCCTGTGGTCCTGTGTCGCCCTTGTCGCCCTTCTCCCCTTGCGGACCCTGGTCGCCTTTCGGAAGCCCCAAATTCAAGGTTTTATCGCTGCCGGCGCCCGTGAGCGACGCGCTTGCCTGTGCGCCGGGGGCGAGCGTGTCCACCGAACCGATTTTCAGGCCGGTGATGTAGTCGCCTTTCGGCTGTTTACCCGACAATGCGTTGTTGAGCGAGTCGATGTCGTTTCTGGTCACGTCGGCGCTGAACGTCCAGGCGTCGAGTTTGAGGCCGGCTCCAGCGTAGTAGGCGTGGCCACCATCCCCGATGGAGGATTCTCCGCTGTTGCCGCCGGCGCTGGCGCCTCCGGATTCGTAGGTGACGGTGAGCACGCCTCCCGAAACCTTGACGATCTTCTTGGAGATCTCGGCAGTGACGACGAGGCCCGTGTTGTTGTCACGGCCCGTGACCAGGTCGCCGACGTCCGCGTCGATGCCGTCGGGAATGTCCACGTCGATGGTGCTGGTGTTCCGAAGTTCCTGGAATTTCTGCCTGCCATTGTCCTCGAGCTCGTCGGCTTCGGCGTTGGACAACTCGTATGTGGCGGTGCGTTCGTCAAGCCCTTTGAGTGTCTGCGTGTGGCTGAACGTGCCGTTCGCGTCGGCGTACCAGTGGATGACGGTACGGTCCTTGAGTTCGCCCTTGCCCAGACAGATGAGATGGTTGATAGGGTGCGCCGCCTGTTTGGCGGTGAAGTCGATGAGGTCCGAGTCGATGCTGTCGCCGATCGTGCGGACGGGCATGGCGCTCATGGCCACCTTGTCGCCGTCATTACGCAACCGGAGTTTGAGTCCGCTTGCCCTGAGCATCTTGACCAGACCGCTGTACAGGTCCACATACCGGTCGAACTGGCAGGTGGTCTTGTGGTCGGCGCTTTCTTCGGTGACGGTGAACAGGCCTTGCAGTCCCGCACGGCTGACGAGCGTGCGCATGATGACGGGAATCGTGCCGGACAGGGTGAGGTAATCGTTGTTCCTGTCCGGTTCGATGATCTTCGAAGCGAGCACTCCATGCCAGTCACGGCCATGCCATGTGACGGTGGACAGGCCGCCGTCCACGTCGACATCCGTGTCGTCGATGATGCCGCCGTACTCGGTGCCGTCGATCATGATGCGGCTCCCCGCCTTGAGCGCGGCGTCTTCGACCTGCAGGTCGAAGTCGTTCTCCCCGCTGCCGAACGCGAGGTCGAGCGTGTATGAGGCGTGGCTCGCCACGGGTTTGCCTGTGGCATCGGTGACGATCAGGTCCATGGCGGTTCGCTCCTTTCCTCGCAGACCGTCAAGTCGAATTGGAATCCTCCCGGCCAACTGACCGACTGTGTTCCGGGCGCGAGCGGTTGGAACACGTACCGGCCGGAATCCTTGCCCGACCCTCGCACGGCCTGCGCGAAGCAGTTGGTGGCGAGCCCGGTGCCGCTGACCATGGTGACGGTCCTGACATCGCCGGTGCCGTCGATTTCCAGACGTGAGCCGGATGGTACGGTCACGTCGACCTCGTATCGGTTGGTTCCGATGATGACGTACGGGTTTGTGCACGGTCCGAATATCGTGAGTTTGACCGGCTGCGGGATGGATGTGTCGTTGACGATCTCCGCGCCCAATGCCATGCCGGCGAAATCATGCGGATAATCATGCGGATAGTCCAGGTCGGAGGTTCCGGAATCGTATCGCGGCGTGAAATGCGTCATGGTCGAACGACGCCACACGCCATCGGCCAGTACGATGGTCAACTGCGTCTCGACCATCGTGGGCGTGATGGACTGCGGCTCGCTTTTCGTGATCCACGCTCCGGCTTTCCACTCGCCGTCGGCGATGAGCGTGCCTGGTTCTCCGGAGGCCATGTCGGCGTCCGCGAGGCGGCGCAATAGGTCGAGCGTCTCCGGAGAATCGTGGATCTTCACGGGGATGGTCGTCTCACGTGTCTTGCGTGTGATGCCCGTGATGCCGCGCGAGGCGAGGCTGTAATCCCAGATGCGGGCGCGCAGTCCAGTGAGCGTCCCGCCGTAGAGCGGCCCTTCGAAACCGATCGACTCGCCTGTCGCGCCGCTCACGTAGCTCAGGGTTCTCATGCCACGCTCCTTACGAGTCTTGCGAAGTCACGCTGGGTGAACGGCCGGTCGTCGGCCGTCGCCGTTTCGACGGCTTCGATCAGCGTGTCCATCCTGCCGATGACGGTTTCCAAGAGTCTGTCGGAATCCGATGGCGTGGCCGTGGTGACGTTCAATCGTCCGGTCTTCGACCAGTCCGTGCCGTCGAGGCTCATCGAGGAGACGAGCGAGTCCATGGACCGGTCGACCACGGCGGCCGAATCGTCGATGCCCAGGGCCATGCCCCGGCCGATCATCACGCCGACCTCGTCACGCATGAGGCGTGATGGTGAGTGGATGCCGAGTTTGCTTTTGACAGCGGAGATGGCATCGTTGACGCCGGAGAGCAGGCTCGACGCGATGCTGCCGATCTTGCTCTGGATGCCGCTGACGATGCCGTTGACGATATTCGCTCCGATGCTGAGCATGCGGCCCGGCAGTGATGACAGGGTGCTGACGATGTTCTGCACGAACTGGTTGCCGGCCTGCAACGCCTTGGACCCCATCTGGGACGCCCAGCTGGCAACGCTGGAAATAGTCGCGGACAGCCATGAGCCGATTCGTCCCGGCAATTCGGAGAGGAACGTACCCACGCTCGTGAGGAACCGGCTGCCCGCCTGGATGGCCTGCGACGCCATGTTGGAAACCCACGCCGAGGCTGAGGCTACGGCTCCCGCGAGCCAGCTAGCCACATTGCCGGGCAGCTGGGTGAGGAACGTGCCGACGTTCTGCAGGAACTGCGTACCCATCTGTAGAGCTTGCATGGCCGTGGACGACACCCATGCGCCGATGCTCGCGGCTGTCGAGGCGAGCCATGCGGCCACGTTCCCTGGGAGTTGGGCGAGGAACGTGCCGACGTTCTGCACGAATTGCATGCCCATCTGGAGGGCCTGCGCGCCGAACGCGACCGCGTACAGCGCGATTGACGTGACGGTGTAGCCGAGCCAGTAGGCGATCGTCTCTGGCAGGTTCATGATCGCGTTGGCGAGGTTTGTGAGGAACTGTTGTCCGGCCTGCAATGCGGACTGGCCAAGGCTCACGGCCCATGATGCGACGGCTGACGCTGCTCCGGCGAGCCAGCTGGCGATGTTGCCGGGCAGTTGTTGGAACCATTGTCCGACACCTTGGATGGCCGACGGGAGCGTCGAGGTGAAGAACGTGACGATGGTCTGGCCGATAGAGGTGACCTTGCCGACGGTCGCCTGCCACGCGGACGAGAGGAACGACGTGAACGACGCCCACATTTGACGTCCGGTATTGGTCTGGGTGAAGAACCATGCCAATGCGGCCACGACCGCACCGATGGCTACGACGAGCATTCCGATAGGATTCGCGTCCAAAGCAGCGCTGAACGCCAATTGCACGGCAGTAGCGGCCTTGGTCACCGCACTCCACGCCGATTGAGCGGTCTTGACGATGTTGAACGAGCCAGCGAGTTGCTTCAGACCGCCCGCCACACTTCCCGCGTCGGAGATCTTGCCAATCAAATCGAACGCGGCCGTAGCGGTCTTCTCCACACCGGAGGCAGTCGCGGAAATGGCCTTCAGTCCACCGGAAACTGTCTTCAGCCCGGCCGAGACGATATCCCAGCCTTTGACCGCGAGCAATGCAATGGTGATGGCTTTCAACGCGCCGGATACCAGTGCGCCGTTCTGCTGCGCCCACTGTCCGACCGACTGCAGCCAGCCTCCCACCGTCATGAGCACGCCGGTCAAAGTGTTCAACAGTCCGGCGAAGCTCTGCGCCGCGGAACTGGCGGTGCGCGCGCTGTCGTTGAAGCCGAAGGCCTGCGAGACCGCGGCCGCCAATCCGGAAACCAGCGAGCCCAATCCGGAGATGACGCCGGTCAGGCTTTCAAGGAACGGCTGCACCGCGCCCGTCTCGATGAACGTGTTGACGAACGTCTTCGCCCATCCCGCCGCGTTCGACAACGCCTGCGCGACCGAAGCGACCACTCCCGCGAGCGCGCCGGCGGTTGTGGAGAACATTGTGGCGGCTTCGCCGCCATTGTTGAGTCCGCCTATGAGTGATGTGATTGCGTTCCAGAGGCCAGTGAGTTGGCTTTTGAGGCTGGCCGTCGCCGAGGCGAGCATCTGGAAGCCGGGGATGTTGGAGATCGTGTCGCCAAGGTTTTTGAGTTTCGCCTGTGTGGCGGGTATCGCGTTCTCGAGACCTTGTTGGAGTGCCGCTCCGACTTTTTGCAGGGTTGGTGTGACGGCTGCGGTGAATGTGTCGATGAGTGGGATGGCTTGGTTGAACAGGCCGCGTAAGCCGTCGAGGACTGGTGTGGCGGCTGTTTCTCCGAGTCGGCTCAACGCGGCTTTCACGTTGGCCAGGGCGCCGGTGAATGTGGTGCCTGCGGATAGTGCGGCGCCGCCTAGGCCTTCCTGCATGGCGTCGGCGAAGGTTTGGAAGTCGATTTTGCCGTCCGAGACCATGTCGGACACTTCGGCGCTGGTCTTGTTCAGGTGCTTGCCGAGCATTTGGAGGACTGGGATGCCGCTCGACATGAGCTGGAGCATGTCGTCGCCCTGGAGTTTGCCTCGGGCGGCGACGGAACCGAAGATCATGCCGATGTCGGTGAGGCTTCTGCCGCTGATCTGCGCGGTGTCGGCCACGGTCTTGAGGACCTTGGTGAGCTGGTCGCCTTCCTTGATGCCGGATGCTGACAGGCTGGCCGCGACGGTCGCGGCGTCACCCAATCCGAACGCGGTGCCTTTGACGGAGGCGAGCGCGTCGTTCATGATTTCGGTGACGCTCGCGCTGTCGTGGCCGAGGCCTTTGAGTTTGGCTTGCGCGTTCTCGATGTTGAGGGCGCGGGTGAAGCCGCCTTTGGCGGCCAATGCGGTGATGCCGACGGCGAGGGTGGCGATCGCGCCTGTGCCGACCTTGCCGATTTTGCCGAATGCTCCGCTGATCTTCGAGATGAGGGTGCTGGAGCTTTTCTTGGAGGCTTTGTTGACGGCGTCGCCGATGTCGCCTTCGATGCTTTTGCCGAATCCTTTGCCGGATGGTTCGACGTGGACGTATGCGACGCCTATGTCCTGTGCTGCCATCGTGTTTCCTTATTCGTAGGTTGGGATTCCGATGGCGGTCGGAGTCAGAGGTCGTCGTTGATGTGGAAGTAGGCTTTGAGCCGTTCCCTGTCCTCGCGTTGACGGCGGGTGAGGTTGTGCGTCGGGGTTGGCGGGCGGAGCGGGTCGTGCTCGTGGTCGAACCATGGGCGTTTGCGTTGTCCGGACAGCGTCCAGACCGCCTGTTCGGCTCCGTCGGGCGCGTAGACGGCGTTCTGCAACGCCATCCACGAGTGGCTCGTATGGTCTTTGAGGATTTCGCGGGTCAACGCCCAAGCGAGTCCCCAATCGACTCGTGGACGTTGGCCTTCAACCCATTCCCGGAAGCGTACGGGCCTGTAGATCTGCCCGTACGCTCGGATCCAGTCGTAGGCTAGTGCCGCGCGATTGTTGTTCCAGAGGTGGGCGAGGTAAACGCTTTTGGGTCCAGTCCGGATTCCTCGGCCCACGCCTTGATGGTCGCGGTGAGGTAGGCCATCGGACGTTTGGTCTTGCGCAGCACGTTCCAGAAGTTCGGCTGCATCGTCTGGAAGTAGGCGAGGAACGTGCTCACGCAGGCCGTGGTTTCCTCGTCGGACAATGCGGGCTTGCTTTTGATCAGGAGGATGCCCTGGACGAGTTCGATGGGCAGTTCCGCGTTGTTGAGGTTCGGCAGGTCGAGTTTCGCTCCGGCGACCTCGAGGTGCACGTCGGGTTTGAGCTCTTCCGCTTCGGTCAGGTCTACGTCCACGACATGGTATTCTTTGTCGCTCATGTTGGCTCCGTTCTAATGGTTGGCGGTTGAATGGGTGTCCCGTGCGGCCGACCGCCATCGGCCGCACGGGAAGAATCAATGGGCTACTTGGCGTCTTCAGTGACGAGGCCCCATGCGTGGAACTGTTCGCCGTTGGTGCCCTTGAGCATCTTGAACGTCATGCTGAAGTTCATGATCTCGCTGGATTTCAGGCTCACGTCGTCACGGTCGCTCACCTTCGCGTTGGTGCCGTACAGGAGGAAGGGGCGGTCCTGCTGGTCGAGCGCGACCAGCACGAGGATCCACTCCTTCTTCAATCCGGCGCCCTTGATGCTGATGCCGCCGTCGGATTCCACGTCCACGTCGAAGTAGGCCGACACCACATCCTTGCGGCCCTCCATCGCGGCGAGCTGGAGCGTCCAGTAGCCCGGATCCGTGTCGGACAGGACGATGTCGCCGTTGTGGGCCTTGTAGTCGGTGCTGTCGCCCGGTTCCGGATGCAGTACGGCGCCATCCTCCGTGGAGTAGCCGATCGGCTTCTTGCTTGCCGGCGGGGTCCAGGCCACTCCGGTCGGAGCCACGAACGTGCTGTCGCCCTTGGGGAACAGGAACAGCGCGTAGTTCTTGATCAGGCGCACGTTGCCTGCGGTGTTGCCGCTGGACACGTACCCGTAGTCGGTCGCGCCCTGCGCGGCGACGGTGTTTTTTTCGTTGTTGTCAGACATTCGTCTGCACCTTTCCGTTCTTCGCGTGTGGCGGCACGTTGTCTTTGGTTGTGTTTCAGTTGACGGTGACCTCGAGCAGGAGCACTCCGTACGCGCACACCAGCCTCTTGTCCTCGTCAGTCATGCGTACCGGCCCGGATTCGAGTGACGCGTCGATGAGCGGCGCGACGGTTCCAAGCCCGATGATCTCCCTCGCGATGTCGGCCCACAGGCGTGCGGCCTTGTCCCAGTCGCCCGTATGGTCCTCTCTCATGCATCGCACGCTCAGCCGCAGCCGCACGTACTGCGAGATTGGGGTGCTCATGCCTTGCATGGAGTCGGCCAGCGTGGCTTCGGTGAAGGGAGGTTCGAGGTCGCTTCGTTCGATGGTGTCGAACGTCACGTCCGGGAACAGTGTCCTCAGTTTGGGCAGGAGCAGGGGTTCCGTGCGCCGGGGAGTGACCGGGATGCTCATACGCGCATCCTTCCGAGCGTGTCCTCCAACGTGCCGTGCGCCTTCTCCACCGGTGCCGGGCAGATGATCGCCACGCCGCTACGGTTCTTGCCGTCATGGTCGCGGACCATGCAACGGTCATCCTCTACGGCGGCCTCGGCCGCGTCCCTCATGCGCGAGCGCAATGTCTCGTTTTTGAGGACCTGTTGGCTGAACGCCTTGCGGTTGAATACGAATCTGCATCGTTTGGCCATGCTTATCCTTCCCGTTCGCCCACGGTGATGACGTCGCCGATGTGGCGTCCGTGGAGGTTGTCCCACACCTGCGGCTTGCCCTTGACGGGCAGCAGCCGGCCCCTGACTTTGATCAGGTCGGTGGCCTGGATGCCGGTCGGTTGGCTACCGCGGATGTGGATCGTGTATTCGATGGTCTGCGGGCTGGCGTTCTCCTCGGTCTGGTCGGTGGTAGAGGTTGGCGCGACCATCGCCTGGAACGTGCCAACGCGGACGGGTTTGCCCTGGATGGGGTTGCCGTCCGTGTCGGTGGTGGACTGGCCGCGCCACACTTCGATGGTTTCCACTAGGACGTCTCCCCCGTTGCCATGTCGACGCTAAACGCGCGCTGAGCGTTGATGCCAAGGATGCGTTTCTCGTCGTCGCGCAGCCAGAGATCGCCGGTGGGCGCTCCGAAACTGTATTGTTCGCTGAAGCTGCCGGTGGTCTGGTTCATCTGCGTGATGCCGCCGGGAATGTCGTACGGGTCGGCCTGCATGATTCTGCGGACGATGTCGCAGGTGATCTTCGTCAGCAGGCGTGGCCGTTCTTTTTGGAGACGTTGCCAGTTCGGGGAGCGTTCCTTGATGTAGTCGGTCACGTCCGCGAGATGCGTGTCGGCCTTCTCACGTTCCTCGTCGGTGAGTTTGTGCCACCTCTGTTCGAGGTCGTCGGAGGTGGCGAACACGTCTGGTTCGACAGTCATGTCGGACTCCGTCAGGCGGTGAGCAGGACGAAGCGGTTGATGTCGCGGATACGGAAGCCGACCTCGATTTCGATTCGGACGGCGAACATGTTGTGCTCCCACAGGTTGACCTGCTTGCCGTCGATGGTGATGGACGCCTGGTCGGAGATGCTGGTCTGCATTCCTTCGACGGAGCCCCATGCGGCGGAGGAGAATTCGCCGCACACGCCAAGGATCTCTGCCTTGGCAGGTCCCGGTGTCTCGGATACGGCGGGCACGTGAACGCCCTTGCTGATGTAGGTGCGGTTGCCGAGCACGGTGCTCACGTCGGAGGCGGCGGTGCCGTTGAGGAACAGGGGGCGTCCGTTGTTGTCGGTCGCCTGCCGGAGCACACTGCGACCCTGGGTGCTCAACGCCCAACCGTCCACGGTTCCATCCGCTTCGGACACGAGGTCGTCGGCTTTGTTCAGGTTCTTCCACACGTCCTTGCCGATGCTGACGGTCTGCGCGCTCTTCAGGGTGTCGAAGTCCGCTCCCGGAGCGTCGACGAGACCCATGATGGTCTTGTCAAACGTGCGGGCGATAGCTCCCGGCCCCTTCGCGACCACTTGGTCGTAGAGAGCGCCGAAGTCTCGGCGGAACTGGTTGGAGAACGGCATGATGACCGCGATGGTGTACGGCAGCATGTCCTTCTTGCCGAAGGTGACGCCGCTCTTCGGCTTCTCCGCACCCTCATTGACCCATGCGGCCTCCGGGTCGCCGATGATGATCGGCACGCGAGAACCGTTGCCGGGCAGTTTCATCTCCGGCACGAGCTGCATGAACGCGCTCTGGTATTTTGCGGTCTGCCAGATCTCCGCCTGGGTTTCAGGGGTGAGGTCTAGACCGTTGCTTTTTCGTGTCATGGACGGATCTGTCATGGTTTGTCCTTTCAAATGAATGTTGTTTGCTGGTTGGCTCACAGGAGCGTGTTGCTCATGGCGTTGACGAAGTCCTCGCGGCTGGAATGTTTAGCCTTGGCCTGTCCGGTGCGGGCGCTCTGGTCCGCAACCGTGCCGCGGGAACGCATGTCGGCGAACACCTTCATGAGTTTCTCGGCGTATTCGCCAATCTGCTTCTCGTCGTCGCCCGCGAGGACGCTCGGGTCGGTGATGCCGTGTTTGGCCGCGACGTTGGCGCGTATCGTGGAGAGCTCTTTCTCATGTTCGGCCTGTTTGGCTTCGTTTTTAAGCTTCTCGTTCTCTTCGAGCGCTTTGGAGAGCTTCGATTCGAGGTCGGCGGTGTGGCCGGCCTTCTCCTTGAGTTCCTCATAGTCGCTTTTCCTGCCGCGTTCCCTGCCGAGGCGTTCGCTGATGATGCGGTCGACTTCCTCCTGCGTGAAGGTCTTCGGCTTCGCGTCGTTCACGTCCTTCGTGGTCGGAGCGTGCTGTCCCGGCTCCTGCTGGCCGTCAGCGTCGGTCTGATTGTCTTCTGCCATGATTGGTAGCTCCTTTTGTTTGGTTTTCCACGCCTGACGCCGGCGAGTGGGCGGCCATTCTTGTTGGTTTCGCGCATGGCTGCGCCCCGCCCCATCGCTGGGGTGTGAAAGGTAAAAGAAAAGCCACCACGTTTTCGACGTGATGGCTTTCTGGGATTCAGAGATTTCCCAGCGCTTTTCTTCGCGCGTATTCGGACCGCAGCTCGTCGGTCGACACATAGTCGCCGACGGACCAGCGCTTCTTTCCTTCGTTCCTGACCCATTCATATTCGTCCTGCGGCATGGAGATGTCGCCATACTTGCGTTTGATTTCCGCAAGATGGCGCTCATCGGTGACTTCCTTCAAATCACCGGGCATAAACGTGAAGCGGTCGGAACGATCCATAGGCTCAATCATAGCAGTCTCAGATAAACGATCGGCCTGCCGTCGGATGCTCCAAGCCCTTCGAAACGAAGAGTCCTTCCTCTCGGCAGGAGAATTTCGTATTCTCCCGGATGCTGAGTGATCGGCTCCACATACACGCCGGCGCTTCCCGGCGGTACCAGGATTCTTGTGGCGATGCGGTCTTCCCCATCAACGTCAATGCCTCCCTCCTTGATGCTGGTGGCCATGTAGCCGATGTGTTCGAAGGTGCGACCGGTATTCAAATCGAAAAGCGACTCCATGTCGTTGACGTGGAACGTCGACAACCGCATCTGCCTGTCGACCGTGAAACGTTCTCGGGTGATATGGTCGGATATCGCTTCGTCGATGCATTCGACCTGATGGATGACGTCTTTCGACGGGTTTCGTCCGCCGAACAGGTAGCCGTTGATACTTTTATAGCTGTCTCCGGTCCAATCCATCAAAGCCGCGATTTTCTCGTCGTTGGAGAATCTATCTCCAGGCATCCTGACGCTGTAATCCGACAATCTCGATAGTTCGGAAGCATTGATCGGAATCGATTTGCCGCTCCATCGAATCGTCGGTTGGGCAGTCACGCCATCATTGACCTCATCGTGATAGATGCGTCTCAATTGGGCTAGCGTGTCACGCCAGTCGCCGTCATCGCCGGCCGCGGCCTTGGCTGCCTGGTACATTTCACGATACTTGTCCGGATCGTATCCTTTGAGTTTGCTGCTGCCCCAGCTTGGCACGATGTCGCAATCGCAGTCAGCATGGTATTGCATCTGCCGTCCGGCGGTGTCCCCGCTCAGGTAGGAGAATCCACGCGAGGCGAGCATAAGGCAGAACGCGCATGTCTTAGCCCCTCGTGGGACGCGAGCCCAGCGAGGCTTGGTGGGATCGTTGGCCACGGCCCTCTGCATGGTCATCCGGCCGACCGTCTGAACCAGATTCTGCACGTATTCCAGCGCCTGCTCCTCGTCGGCGAACGTTGGCCACAGGTCGTCGATGGTTCTTCCGGCGTTGTTATGCACGACGCCGTTCTCATCTGGAATGACGTCCTTGTAATGCAATCCCATGAAGTCGGTGTTGTTGAAACCGCCTTCCATCTGCCAGACCGCACGGTCGGCGGTGATGGTCGGCGGCTCGTATTCCGGCATGTCGATTCCGCCGTATTGCGCCCATAGGTCGCGCACATGGCTGTAGTAGTCGGATGCGAGTTTGTTGGCCGCGTCGGCGTACCGGTTGATCTCCGCTTTGATGAGTTCCTGGCTTTCACCGTCCCAGACAAGTCCTGAAACGCTGTTGCCTGCCTCCTTCTGCAAGCGGCTCATGGTGTCCGTGTAATCCTCGTACAGGTCGTTGAGGTCGAGTTCAAGCCTTCTGTGTTGTTCCGGAGGCAGGTTCAGACTGTTCAGGCTCATTTCCGCCGCCTTCCGGTAGTTTGAGGCTGACCGGCGTCATGCCGGTGAATTCAATGCCTTTCAGTCCAAGCATCGATGCCGCGGATTCCGGTGTCACCCCGGCTCTGATCGCTACTCCCAGTGCGTCGAAGCTGTCCTTCAGCCCCCCCCGCAACAGTTGATTGCGTGGAAGCGTCGGTCTGGCGTTCCACGTCGTCCTGCGTCTGCTCCGTCTGTTGGCGCATGCCGCGAATCTGGTCGAGGACCTGTCCGGCTTGAGCCTTGCGCTGGTCGGCCTTCAAGCGGACGATCTCGCTTCTGCTCAATCCGGCGCGGGTCATGCCGACCTCGCTGTTGGCGAACGAGTCGATGCTTCCAGCGAGCTTGCTGAATGCGTCGGCGCTCATGGAGCTCGACGGCGTGTTCGGGTTCTTCCAGTCGACCTGCAGTTTCATCAGCTCCTCGTCGGGCACGGATGGATCCTGCATCCGTGCCACAAGACGGGCTGCCTGCAGGATCGATTCACCGAAATCCCGGTCGCAATGGCGCGCCTCGATAATCAGGTCCTCACGTTGTGCCTCGGTCGCGTCGGCGGACGTCGGGTTCGCGTCGGACACGATGCCGAGCGAGCTGGCGGGAATGTTCATCGCGCTGGCGAACATGGCGGCCCAGCTTTTCAGCATCGTCAAGTGCGGGTCCATGCTGGACGCGGCCAGTTGTGTCACGGTCGGGGACTGCCCGTCGATGTCCTTGCTGATCATGTTGTAGCGACCCATATAAAGCTTTAACGCGTCGTCCGTGCCCAATGAGGCGAGTTCTTCGGAAGTGCCTGTCAGCAGGATTTTTGGGAACGCGTAGAATTCGGCATTCGCTTCGGCGCGCACGATGGTGCGGTTCGCGCCGTCGATGATGGCCATAGCGTCCCGGCTGATGCGGGAGCGTCCGAACGGTTTGACCTCGGTAGCCTTGTAGGCGAGGCGGAACACGCTGCACTCGTTGTCGATGGTGGGTTGCTCATCGTCCACGCGCCACCAGTAGCCGAGACGGCGCTGCACGCTGATGTTGCGGTCGGGCATGTAGAGCACGAGTCCGGTGGCCTCGTTGTTGTCGTCGACGTCGGTGATGGCCATGCACGCCCTGACCCGCCGGTTGGGGTAATCCCAGACGGCGGCCGAGCTTTCCGCGGTATGCGTGCGGATGAGCGGTCTTCCTTCGAAGTCCTGGACGACGCTGAGGAACGAACAGCCGTGAATGAGCGCAGTCTGGATGGCCTGCTGCAGAACGCTAGTGAATCCGATGCGGCTCATGAAGTCCTGCAGTTCGAACGGGTCGTCCACGCCCGGCGAGACGAATCCCTCGAACACGCAAAGCTCGGCGAGCATATCCACAGCCTTGCGTGCCCACCCAAGCGGCGTGTAATGATCCTTGATGGACTTCGGCACAGTCAGTCCAAAATCAACCAGTGGCTCCTTGGCTTCGTAGTAGGCGGTGAGTGTTCGGTTGCGGCTCGCGCGGCGCGTCCATACCTCGGCGAGTTCGCGCAGCAGCGCGTTCTCCTCACCGGAGAGTCCGTCGATGTGCGTCGGCACAACCAGTTTCGTCAGCGCCACCGATCCTCCGGACGGCCGCCAGCTATCCGGAACGTTTGTCATCTGGATGTCGCTCATTTAGATTCCTCCGATGGTCTGTCGTCTTCCGGGATGTCGTTTTGTCGTGCACGCCCCGTACAGGGCGATCGTGGTGGACACGAGCGGGGTTATGTCAATGTCACTGCCGAGCTTGTTCCATGCGATCGCGCCGGACTGTCCCAATGGACGCGTGGTCGCGCCCTTGACGGCTGCGGCCAGCTGCGGCTGGTATTCGTCCGGCGGGTGCTTGAGCGTTCCGGCTTTGAGCATGTCGAGGAATCGGCCGCATGCGCGGCCCATCTCCTGCATGTTCGTCACGGTGACCTTCACGTGCGCGGCCTTCAGTTCGGGCAGCAGGCTCATTGCCGGGGACTGCGCGTCGATGACCACGCTGGCGGTCTTCGGCCAACGTTCGGCGAGCCAGTCCACGGCCCACATGATGCCAGCCTGCCGCGCGTCCTTGATGTTCGCCATCTGGACGATGGCCGAACCGTCCGCGTATCGTAGCGCCGCTCCGATGGTCAGCACGCTCCTGTCCGGAGGCATGTCGATGCCGAAGCTCACCGTGCCGCCCTCGGGCACGTCGTCGACGGCCGCGGCCTGCCACAGGTCGGGACTGATGGCGTATGCGGTGGCGGTCTCGTCCCATATGCCAAGCGCCTCACGACGGAATGAATCGTCCGACAGGTTGTTGCGCATGCGCATGATTGCCTGTTCGCTTGTACGTTTCGGATAGCTGGGATTCGCTTTAGCCCACTGTTCGCGGTCGTCCGGATCCGCGTCCTTGTCGGCGGCGAGCTCCACGTAGAGGAGGTTTCCGTCATGGTTCAGCGCATGCATGCGTTTCTCCGTGAACGCATCGCACTGGTCTCCCGGCTTGGGTGGATTGCCCATATATACGACCAGGGGGTTAGGACTCGTGTTCAAAACCGGAATCATGTTGTCCATCGCGCGCACTGTGAGAATCTGCGCTTCATCGAACACAGCCACGTCCACGCTGTGCAATCCTCGGCCGAAGCCGTTTTCGCGGGCGCCGAACATGATGCGGCTGCCGGACGTGAACGTGATCTCCTGTTGGCCGTTTGCTCTGCGGATGCGTTCCACGTACCGGCCGAGCACTGGATTATGCTCCATCTCGCACATGTCCGCGAATGTCTCGTCGCTGGTGCGCGTATGGTGGGCGGTCCAGATGGCTTTCAGGTTCGGTGTGAGTATCGCCTTGAGGAACAACGCGGTGCCGACGGTGAAGGTTTTGCCGATCTGCCTGCAGCTGGACAGCACGGCGCCGTCCGCGCCACACGCATACTTGCCTTCCGCGTTCTTGGCGAACAGAAGCCACAAGAAGCCCTGCTGCCACAAGTCGAAACGGATGCCGGCCTTGCGCGCGGCTTTGTTGATTCGCGTGAACTCGCTGCCGACGATGCCTTCCGGCTGGCGGAGGACCTTGGCGATTTCAGACAATCGACGCTCCGACATCGTCCGTCACCTCGTCTTCCTCATCGTCCAGCAGGTCGGTCAGACCTCCGCCCTGGAGTGATTCGATGCGTTCGCATACGTCGATGAGCTGGCGGCTGATCGCAGGCAGTGCGTTTGCCGGTGTGGACGTGTCATCCATGGCCTTCTGCAGTCGGTCACGGTTGGCGCGCAGCATGTCCAGCATGCTGCCGTCCATCATCCTCTCGAAGCTCCGCTGGTCGAGATCCCTTTCCGGCTTCTGTTTCGTTTCCACGGCTTTGACGGGCGGCTTACCGTTCCGGTCCTGTGCGGGCCGATTCTTTTTCCGACGCCGATAGTCTTTCTGCCTGCATTTCGCGGAGCAATATTTCTGTTGGCTGCCCTTACCACTTGGCCTAAATTGCTTACCGCATACTTCGCAAATCATTGCGTTTCCTTCATTCCAAAACCAGTGAGGAACCCGAGTTCTTCGCGCAATCTTGTTGCAGCAGCTTCCGCCCGTGCAAGCGTCTTGAATGGACCTCTCTTGTATGCCTTCCTATTCTTGATAACCTCAACTTGCCATGCTTTTCGATCGTTACGCCAGTAGACACCACGGATTCCGGATTTGCTGTTCTTATTACAGGAAACACGATATTCGGAATTCTCCTGAACCGTTACTGTTCTCAAATGGTCTGGATTAACGCATGAACGGTTGTGACAGATATGATCAATCACCATCCCATCTGGGATAAACATGTTATGAGTCAATGCATATGCGAAGCGATGTGCCGGAACGGACGTCTTTGCCAGACGGAATGTGCCATATCCCTTTGGGTGATGAGCACCGTTCCATTCCCAACATTTACTAGGGTCAGTGCTTCTGAAGTATTTATTAAATCGTTCTATGTCAGATGCTGACGCTTTGAAAAAGGCCATATTCCGCCTTTCATTCAACGTATGCGTAACACAATTCGTTACGCTTAAATTTCAAGAGAAATATCGGCACTGCACCCGAGGCGACCGGGAGGGGGCATACCCGGGGTCCCCGCCCTGGTATCGGAGTCAGATGCCGAACGTTTTGAACGGCATCGAGCTTGCTTTCACTTCCTGTCTGCCAGCCAGCAGCGCTCGTGCGTGTTCGTCTGTCTTGTCGCTCTTCATCCTGTTGCATCTGCGGTGCGTGAGCCTGCAGTTTGCGAAGCTGTATGGATCACCGCCACGTGAGACCGGTACGAGCTCGTCGACTTCGGCGCTCATCGGATGTGGTGTCTTCAATGTCTTGTCGACCGGCTTGCCACAGATGGCGCACACGTCGTATGCGGCCAGCACTCTTGCCCTGAGCTGTCTGCGCCGCCAGCCGTTGCTGACACGCTCGTTACGCCGCTTGCTCATGTGGCCTCCCCACATGTATGAGCCCCGGGGTGTCATGGATGCATCAATGATTATCTTCGCCGTTGGCTTGCTGGAATGCCGGTATAGGGGCTCCCGTATATGGACACTCCCGTGTCTTGTAGGGGCTCCCCATCATCTGCGAATACCCCTACCCCGGGTTTGTTTCATGGGTGCCTTCGGCGGGATTCGAACCCGCGTCCACACGCGGCCACAAGGAAGAGAATCCAATAAAGACTCGCGGCCGGTACGATCTACCACTGATTCCTACGAAGGCATACCGGCAGGCGGATTTGAGCATCACCGCATCACGGAAGCACGGGATTGGCTTGCCTGCCACATTGGGGTATGTCCACTCTGACGGGAGTGGGCGGAGCGTGTCCGATATGCCGTTCGGACAGGACGGTGTTACGCAACCCAAGGAGTTAGGAGAATCCAAGGTGGATATGAAAAGGGTTCAAACCGCATGTCTTCGGTTTGAACCCTCTAATCCACTGACAATTGTGCGTTGCACTTTCGATTTTGTCAAATCGAGTCGCGTCGCACGACCTGTCCATGCACATCGGAAAGCCTGTACAACGGCTGCCCCTTCACGTTTTCACCAACCGGCTGGAGCCTGCCGCGCTTGCGCCATGAGCGAATCGTGTTCGCATTGCACTGGAATCCGCATTCGCGCAGCAGCTCCGCGCACTCCCCCGCCGTGAACGCGCGTCCCGACCGAACGCATTCCCTCAGAAACCCCAACCGCACATCCGCCACAAGGTAAGTGTTGCCGCACACGGGACATGCAACGCTTACCGCGCCGACCGCCGCTGTCAATTCGACTCCGCACAGCGGGTTCGGGCATCTTCCGATGCCATGTTTCGCAGGCGGCACGTCGATGATGTCCAGCGTCTTTCGAACCATCGACTCCCACTCATGGTAGAAGTCAGCGATATCAGGCATGCGGCGCAGTCGAGGACTGCCGGCGCAGACACGCAGCATGTCCACCAGCGGCGGATGCACGCCACAGGTCACCCAAGGCATGGCAGGCGGAGCATACAACCGGCGCCAGAGTGCGATCGCGGCATCCTCGATGTCCTGCATGTGGTCGAGCACCGGCAATCGGATTGGCGTCGGCGCGGCTGGAAGGTTGACGCGTCCAGGCTGGCGGCCTCCGTAGTGCGCGGTCGAGTCCAGGAACTCATGCAGCGAATCCAACCATGCTGGATATTCCCGCAGCCAGCCGCGCATCAGCCCATCGCATCTCGCGCACATGGTGTCGCCGACAGCGCATCCTCCGCCGCAGACGAGGCACACACCGGCGAGCGCTGGTGTTGTTTGGCTGGTGTTTGTTGTGGTGTTGATGGTGGTTGGATGGGATTCGTTGGTTGGTTCGTACATTTGTTCGATTCCCTCCGGCGTGGTAGTCTGGTTTGTGGTAATGCCAGAGCCCGGCCGGAAGGTCGGGTTCTTTGTTTATTCGGTGACGGAGTCCTGTTCTTCAAGGTCGACGTGTTCGATCTTGGCTCTATGGCGGAGCAGATTGGCGTATGCGTCCATGACATCAAGCTGCCTGCTTAACAGAGTGATCGGGCAGGTGGGCTCGAAGTCGAGCGTGCCATCCGCATACCTTTGCAGCATGTCCCTGAGCCTGCCGGCGCGGACGGTCAACTCCCGGTACTCGACACGCATGCGGTCCTGGTAGCCGGAGGCCTTGGCGCTCGCGGGTTCTGCTTGGTCGGCGGCGGCGAGCACTTCGATGGCTTGGCGCAGGTATCCGTCGCGGATCCATTCGGATGCGGTCCGCCATTCCTCATGGATGATTTCGGTGGAGTCCTTGCGGAGCGCCCATTTGAGCCCGAACAGACGTTCGGCTACGGCTTCGGTGCGCGCGTCGATCGGCGGCAGTGGCGGGTCTAGTGTTTCCTCACTCATTTCGTTTCCTTCCTCTTTTGATTGTGCATGGTCTTCCAGGTCTTGTGTCGCAGCAGCCACACCACCCATTCGGGCAGTTCGGTCCAGATGGTCAGATGTGAGGACGCGGCGTATAGCTTCCACCACCTGCCGCAGATGACGCAATGCTCTATCCTGCGTGACCAACTCATCACGCTGAGGCAGAAACGGGTTCAGCGCGTCCCGCTCATCCATGGCATCGGCGAGCGCCTCCCGAATCTTGTCCCTGGCATTGAGATAGGCGTGGTATCGAATCGACGCGCTTTCCTCAAGAGATCGATTGCCATAACGCATCCCCGCGCTCGCCGCCTCGTATTCCTGGGCGATGAGTTTGTTGAGTGTATTGATGGCGATGTCTGCGTCGCTGTTTCTCATTGCTGTTCCTTTTCCTTGTCGTGTTCCGCCGACCATCTGAGCAGGGCGTTGACGGCGATTTCGCACGCCTGCCGTTCCTCGTCGTCTTCCGGCGATGCATACGGCGCCGCATTGCGACCAGATTTTCACTGTGGTTCCTTGTCCGCGCCGCTCACGTGATCCCAGTCGCAGGACATGCCGCCTTGCTTCTCCCATGCGTAGACGACACAGTCCACTTTTCGCGTGTCCTGCAATGTGATGACGCATTCGTAGAAGCCGTGGGTGGTGCCTCCGTCGGTGCATTGCGAGTCGATGGGTTTGACCGCATGCGCCGGCGTGGATGCTTTGGCCATGCCGCCGCATCCGGCGAGCGCCGTGCAGAGGGCGAGGGTGATGGTGGTGAGGGCGGCGCAGATGGTGTTTCTCATTGTTCGTTCCTTTGATGGTGGCTGGCGTGGTGGTTCCAGAGGCGGATGGCTTTGTTGAGGCTTCTGCCGTCGACGTGGAGGATGCATTTGTGCCGGCAGTTGGGGCAGATGCAGCCGTAGATAGTGTTGACCGGTTTGCGTGTGCGGAGTTTGTAGATGGCGCCGAGGGTCAGGATGAGCGGCTGTGACTTGCGGCATGCCGGGCAGGGTGCGGGTCTGCGCCATTTGCGTGGGTTGGTGGCGATTCTGACGGTGTGCATTTCATTCCTTTCCGTAGATGGCGAGGCTTCTTATGCCGTCGCTCATGCTGTTGAAACATGTGTTCGGATCATGGTCGATGATGTCGTTTCCGATGCCTTGGAAGCGGAGGGTGGCGGTGCCGTCCGGATGTCGGATGAGTTCGAGCCGGCCGTCGATGACGACGTCCTGGTCGGTGCGGGCGATGCAGCGGCGGCCGATCAGGATGGCCGGGTCGGCCGACCGCCACTTGTGCAATGGGACGATGATGCTCATTCCCGGCCACCCATCCAGCCGATCAGGAAGGCGAGCGCCAGGAGGATTATCGCGGTGTGGCTCATGCCGTTCCTCCGATCTCCGGGCTGGCCAGCATCTCGGTGATCGCGTCCTTGGCTATCAGGCGCCATGGTTCGCGGCCGTCGTCGTCGAGGTTTTCCCACGTGAGGTGTTTGCGGTGGCCGTTGGCGTGGAATCGGTTGTAGATGGCGTGCGCGACGGCGTATTGCGTGTCGAGGCTGATGACGAGCTGGTCTTGCTGGTCTTCGGTCATTGGTAGGTCTCCGGTCTTGGCGGTGCGAGCAGTACGGCGACCGCGTAGCTGGCGAGGCTGGTGGCGAGCGCCGCGATGGTCAGTGCGGTGTGGATGGCGAGCCACGTGATTGGTGTCCACTGGTGGAGCGCCTGTCCGATGATCGCCCTGATGACGGCGTGCGGGATGAGCAGCAGCGCGAGGCGGGTGAACAGCGTGGCCATGGCGTCTCCGAGCCGGTCGGCGAGGTGGCTGATGGTCTTTCTCACTTGTGGTCTCCCGTCTTGACGGCGAGTGTCTCGAGCATGGCCTTGTAGTCTTTGATGTCGCGTGCGATGCAGGATTTCACCCGGTGCGGGCCGCTGTCGCCCTGGTATGGATCCGGGGCGCCGAGCACGGTGACGAGTCGGCGGATGGTGGCCATGTCGTATTTGCGGTAGGTGAGCCACGCGTCAGGGTTGAGGTTGAGTCGGCGGAGGAAGTCAAGGTCGAAGTCCACGTTGGTCCCCGCGGGGACGAGGGAGAAGCGCTGGGAGAGCGAGTCAAGGAATTCCTCCACGGCGTTGGCCACGACGACCATGCTGTCATTGCGCACGGAGCCTCCCATGAGTTCGAACAGCAGGCCGTTGTCGGTGTGCATGGAGAAGGCGACGGGGCTCATGGACAGGAGGTCGAGTCTGTCCGGGCGGATGATGCGGGACAATGATCCGAACTTTTGTTCGCCCAGCATGTCGGTACATTCCATACCGATCTCCAATGGCAGGCTTTTGCGCCTGTCCACGCCTGTGGTCTCAAAGTCGATCCACAGCAGCGCCTCCGGTTTGCCGTTATTCTCGTGCATTTGTCATTCCTTCCGTTTGAATTGTCAATGTTTCGCGCATGGTCAATGGCGTGGCCGTGCCGTCCTGGTTGAGCCAGAGCCATCTCCCCTGCCAGTCGCGCACTGGGGTGGAGAGAGGATCTATGCCGAGCGGGACGATCAGTCCAAGCCGTTCGGCCTCAGCCACATGCTGGTGGACCCACCCATGGCAGCCGGTCGTCCCCGAGCCGCACAGCTCGATGATGTTGACGGGACTATGCCTCACATCCGGATCCGCCGCACGCCGCAGTTGACGGTGATGGCCGGAGCGTCCAGGCCAGCATGACGGGTCATGGATGTTCGTCCCGCAACGCAGGCAATGCCAACCCTGCCGCTCCAAAGCGGCACGCTTCGAATCAGCAAACTCACTCACAACGCACCCCCTCCTGCATCAGACCGTCAACCAACACCAAACAAGCAGTGCAATTGGCCCTCAACCCGGCCGCCATCGCCACGATGCCGTCATCCGCCCTGCCGCCGCCGAGCGCTCGCAGTTCGATTGTGCTGGCGGTCTGGGCGGTGTCGGTGAGGAGTTGGGCGAGTTTGTCGAGTTGTTCCCTGGTCATTGGTTGTTCTCCTCGTCTTCTTCGTTTTCGTCGGAGTCGGCTTCGGTGATGGCGGCGATGAGCTGGTCGAGGTGGCTGGTTTCGTCGTCGGTGGGCGTGTAGCCGAGGTCTTGGAGGATCTGGTAGTAGCCGTGGATGCGTCTGCTGGTGTCGTTGACGGTGGTCCAGTCGGTCGGGTCGATGAACCATTCGATGCGTGCGGCGAGGATTTGCACCGCCCAGACCGCCCAGTCGGGTTCGTCGAGGTGGTAGCGGAGTTCGGCGAGCGCCCGTTCCGGTTCGATGCCGCTGATGGTGGTGAATTGTTCGCCACCGCATGCGGCGTCGTTCCATGTGCTCAGCGCCTGCGTGTAGCCCTGCGGGTTCGGGTCGATGATCTGCAGGAGTCCGAGCCTTGCCGTGGTCTCGATGAGCTTGGCGCGCTTGATGGCATGGAGATGGCCGTGGAGCCATGCCATGCGCTTGTCTGCGGATGCGGCGGCGTATTCCTCCTGTCTCTTATACACATCTGACGCTGCCGACGACTCCT